CCTTTCCTTAAAGACTTAGCTATGTTGTAAGTTATCTCTCCAGGAGCAAGTAATCGACTAAAAGAAAACTTTAAGATGTTTGTTGGAGTGCGAATAAAAGGAGCGACAATAAAACCTAAAGGTACACCACTTACAAAACCTTGTAGTTTCTGCATTGTTGGTCCTAACTGTTCTGAGAAAGCTATTTCATCCGCTGATTTAATATTAGGGTCAACCCAATCTCTAGCTAACTCTTCTAAAGCCATAAAATCATTATCTCTAGAATCCTCTCCTACAAGTTTATTTCTTCTTGCTGTTTCTAAAGCTTCGCTTTGTGCTTGCTGTACATAATCAGCGATTGCTTTTTCTCTCGCAGCAGGTGTAGCAAATGGACCTTGAACAAATTGTTCTGCTTCTTTAATTAAATGAGCAGTAGAAAAGTTACGGTTAGAGCGAGTTATTAAAGCACTTAAAGAATCTTCAACATACTCAGCAACTTTCTTAGGGTCTTTGATTCCTAGTTCAAACGCTTTTAATCCTAAATTAGCAGCAGCCCTGTTCCTATATTCATAGAACTTATACATTTGATCGACAGAAGTATTGAACCTATTGGGTATCCTTATGGCATTACCCATAAAATCAATAAAACCCTTTACAGCATCGCTTTCAATGTCCTTACCTCGTAAACGCTCTACATTTTTAGCTGTGATAGAACCTACACTTCCTCCTGGTGTCTCAACAAAAGCCGACCTTGCATCTCCGATATAATGGTCTCCACTCTTCCAAGCGTTCAACACAAACCTAGCTAAATCTTTCATGTGCATCCCTTGAGATACAGAGTTAACTACAGCTCTCTTTACATCTGAAGAAGAACTTAACCAACCTCCTACATAACGCTCAAAGTTTTTAAGAGCAGAAGACATAGCACCCCCTGTAGCATTAACCGTTAGTGTGCGAGGACCGTACATGATAGAGTTTTTATAATACTCTTCTACCATGTCCATTAACTTCCCACCTTCAGCTCCTCGGATTACTTTATTCATCTGTATCAAAGTATTCCACAAGTCATCACCCTGTCCGTTCTTAGCTAACATTATGCCTTCTACCATTTCATCGATAGTCATGCCCCCTCTTTTATTGAGGTACTCTTGTCTTAGCTTAGTGTTAGCTATTTCGTTTGGTCCTATTCCAATCTTAACATCCATCTGCCTAGCTTTAAGACCTCTACCGAAACCACTAGCTAATCCAGATTGACTAGCTTGTATATGTAGTTGTTGTTCTACTAAAGTTTTCAAACGAGCTTCAATAGTTTCTAATTCATCTTCACTTATTTTACCTTTTTTGTTTTTGTATTGTTCAGCTACGTTTAGTATTTCTTTACCGTTAGCTACTAACATAGACTCCAAGGATTTCATCTTAGCTGTGATACGAAACAGAGTAGTTTGATCTTTAGATGCTTGTTGTATTAAAGAGTTCATCATCTTTCCGTTAGCTCCCATAGCATCTGCTAACTCATTAACTACACCCTCGTCTAGCATCTCTTGACTCATCTTCTCCATCTTAGTGCTGTCCTTCAAAAGCTTCTCTGCACCTTGTTCAGCTAAACTAGCTAATTCTTGTGGGTACATTCCTTCAGGCAGCTTACCCATTGTCTTAACCATTCCAGTTAATGATTGCTTGCCTCCAACTCTAAAAGTAGGTGCGTCTGCATCTTTGATTATATCGTCAACAACATCACTAGGTTTTAGATCAGGTAAATCAGCAAAAGAAACCTCACCAGGTCTTAACGAACTTTGTCGTTGTACTTTTACATTACGCTGTTTTAGGAAATCGTTAAATATCTTTTGTCGTTGGTCTATGCCTAGTTTTGCTTTTAAGGATTCAAATAAATCTTTAAAGAATATAGCAAATTCTTGAGCAATTCTTTTAGGACTTCCGCTTGGAGCAAGTTCACCTGCCGCTTCTTTCTTAAACCAAGCGTCAGTCATCTCCTCCGCAAAGTACTCGTCTATATCTTTATATCTGTAATTAGCATTATTAAAATCACCTCTCTTGCCTCGCAAAAATCTATCGAGTTCTTTAGGTATGTCTTTCCTAGTTACAGTGCTTGGGTCAAACTCAGCTTCTAAATCTTTTATCTCAATCCCAAAACTTTGAATGTATTTATTTCGTTCTCTTTGGAACTCCTTAGTAATCTTTGTTAAATCTTTTTCAGGTAGATACCTACTAAGGCTATGCCACAACTCATGCACCATAGTTCTTTTCAATCCTCCTTCTTTAACAACGTCAGCTCTTATCTTGAGCAGATTACTACCAAACTCGTACCTACCAGCAGATGGAATCTTGTTAGTAATCATAGGTTGAGCTACATCATCAAATAACCTAGCACCTATTACATCTATAAATTTTTCTATATCTTTTACATCGGATGGATCAGCATCTTTTAATACATTAGGTTGCCTCAGTCTTCTTATTATGTTTGCAGCACCTCTAGGTTTAACATCTAGCATCCCAGCGTCTTCGTAAGTTTGATAAGGAGGAGGTCTAGTGGCGATGACTTCATCTAGTTCTTCTATACCTACATCAAACTCTTCTAGCTTCTCTTGTAATTCAGGTTGCTTTTCAAAAGACTTCCTAGCTTTAAGTTTATCTAAGGCTTCTTCGTTATTTTTTAAGTCTGTCTTAAATTTATCTAATCGATCTTCTCTAAGCCCTTTCTGCCACTCGTCTATACTCTCTCCTGCTTTCTCTTTGTCTAAGATTGATTTTAAGTCTCGTTCTTCATTTGCTACTGCTACTTTGTCCGTCTCTATTTCTCGCAGTAATCTTGCCTCATCATCTATAAACTTAAAGTCAGGCAGATCGGAAACCCTTAAATCCTTAGTTTCATCTTCCCACTTCATCATAGCGGAAGTAACAGCGTCTTCTCTATTAGCTCCTTTACCTATCTCTACATTCTTAGTTTTAATAGCATTCAAACCTGCCATAACAGACTTAGCTACCGCACCTACACCTAACCCTATAAGAGCACCCTCTAAAACATTCTTAGCTCTACCTACTAACTCATTATCGTCTGGATCAGCTGCCAAGTACTCAGATATTGGATTCTGTAAATCAGGAAACTGTTGAATTAAGTTAGCTAATCTTTCCTCTTGTCCATCAAACGCTACAAAGTCAGAAGCCATCTCAGCTCCTAAGTATCCTTTTAAATTAAGATCAGTAAACTTTCCAGGTTTTTTACCTTTCGTTAAAGCTTTAGCAGCTTTGCCTGTTACACCTGTTATCTGCCCTGCCCTCGATGCTTTACCTGCTGCACTTATTCCTTTTCCTATGATTCCAAAAGGCACAGCAAACTGTGTTAATCCTTCTATTAAACTTCCAGGTACTGTCTGTGAGCGACCAAAGAACCTTTGTTCATCCCAATCGGGTAATAAATCGAAAGATAAGAAGTCACCTAAATTGTAAACACCATGAGCCATACCTTCTAAACCTCTAACAGGTGCAGCAAAAGCATCTATCACATAATCGCTTATTCCAAGCTCTTTATCTTCTTTAGGATTAAAATCAAAATTATCTAGCTTCATATTTATTCGTAAAGTTTAGCTTGTTGTCTAATAAAAACCTTAACCATTGCTTCATCTTTTTCATCGCCTTCTTTCAAATCAGTACCGAACAAAGCATTATATAATTCAAATATATCATTGGCTTCTGGGTCTGTCTCTCTGCTTAACTGCTGTAATCTTTTCTTACTAATCATTGGATACACTAAGGATAAATCCTGTAATGCCTCTTTATCTTCAATTTTTATTTCAGTACCTTCAATGTTAACAGTACCTCTTTTTATGTTTTCAGCGTTATAAAAGTTAGAACCTTTAGAAGCTATGCTATATAACAAAACTTTTTTCCTAGCTGTTTCTTTTTCTGTTATTGAAGCAGTCTGTGAGTTTATTCGATTCAAAGCTTCTTTTAGTGGTTGATATGTTTCAAAACGCTCTCGTCCTCTAGGTAGATATTTTTTTTCACTTAGTACAGCAGCAATTTTTTTAGCTTCAGCAAAGTTACCTTGTTTGACAGCTTTTTCTAAATCAAAGAAATTGTGAGGTTCGTAGAAACTAGAAGTAGCGTCATCTACCGTTGTAGATGGATCAATATAAGAATTAATAGGTTCAGCTCGTTCTATTTTATCTTTAGCTTTTTTCTCTATTGATTTTTCTACACCATAAGCCTCTAGTTTTTCTTGGAACATATTAGCGTATTGCTTGTTCCAGTTGTTCATATCAAGTGTTTGAGTTTTTAAAGGAGCGTTAACTACATCTTCACCCTCTACTGTTTTGTATGTACCTGAACTAACTTCTAAAAATTTATCTTGTCTTAATTGATCTATTTCAAAACCTAACCGTTCTGCTTCTAACTCTAAAGTAGGATTAGTAGAGGTTTTACCATCTATATCACTTTTTATTAAATTGCCAGGTGAAGTTAATACTTGTCTAGTTTTTAAATTAATCATACTAGAGTAGCTAGATATACCAGTGAACTGCTGTGCTACTGTCTGCTTTAATCTTAGTGACCCATAGTCCTCAGGCATATCAAACATTGTTTGAGCTTTCTTTACTATAGAAACACCTTCAAGACCTTTGACATAAGGATTACTAGACTTCTGTACCTTGCCTACTAAGTAATCAAAAGCTTCTTCTTGAGTGCTTATCTCATCGCCTTCCTCTGTTGTGTAAGTCCCCTTTTTTATTCTACTAAATATATCAGTAGCAAGACCATCAATATCCTGCAACTCAAGGGCAGCATCTGCTTTTTCTTTGTTACCTTGTTGAGTTACAATGTTCTCTATGCGTTCTCTTAACCTAGATTCCTCCGCACCGTACTGCCCAAAAACATCATCATCTTTTATTTTTGGGTCTCCCATTTTAGTTGTCCCTACTTTTAAGTGACCAGACGCATATTCAACCCACTCCAAAGCTGCTTCTTCGTCTCCTTTTATAGCGTGAGTTACCGCAACATCTTCTATTAACTTAAACAATTCGGAAGGAGCTAAAGAGCCTTCGTTCTCTTCCCACCATTTGTTTATGTTATTTATATCGGATATGTCTCCGTTAGAGTCTAGCAATGAAGAATTATATAAAATAGATTTACCTGCTAACTTTACTTCTTGCCTAGCTTGTTCTGTACTAATTGTATCATGTGCTAGAGTGTACTTTCTTGTTGTATTTTTTACAGCTCCCTCAAAACCTTCACTAACAAAAACACTATTCAAAGCTTCGTACTTTTGTCTTAGTGTATCTTTCGATTCGGTTATTAAATTTTCTATGTTAGCATCTGAATTGGCTGGGTTTTCTACTCTACTTTTTAGTTCCCTTTCGTATTCGTCATGCATCAAAGCACCGATCGCCATCCGCTTCCTCTTCTGATTAATAGGAGAAGTAAGCCAACTCATAGCCCCTTTTCTTACTTGCTTATCAAACTCTCCTTCTGTCTTTTGAAGCATCGCTTGAATCTCTTCAGGACTCTTCCTTGATAACTCATCTTCAAATCGTTCTGCTTCTATGTCAGCTACCTGTGTGTACTGTTGTAAGATAGGATTAACCTGTGACAAAGCATCAACAAGGTCCATCAACTTATTCCTACCAGCTTTAGGTTGTACTATTCCGTATTGATAGCCAGGAAGGTCAACAGGTTGAACTGTAGGTGCTTCACCTAATCCTTGTACTTGTACTCGTTCTGCCATAATTAATAACCTGGTGTAGGAATGCTATATTGATCTGTCTTGGGCATATACCTAGAAGTTTTACCTCCTCCGATATTTATCGTTCTAGGTCTATTTGATCCCATCCTACTTGCTATACCTGACCCTGCTGCGTATCCACTAAGACCACCGCTAATCGCCTGTAGTCCAGTTGTTAATAAACTAGGTTTACTTATAGGTTGACTAAGTCCTAATATCTCTTGTTGAGAAGCTAATCCGATTTGTTGTAGGCTCATGCCAGTCTGTAGACCGTAAAGTTTTTCTTGAGTAGTAACAGCTGCTTGTAACCCTGCTTGTTGTCTAACATAGTCATCCATTAAAGCTTGCACTGAAAGACCTGACACACCTGCTTCACCTGCGGATACAGTAGCACTAGCAAGTTTTTCTTGAGCTGCTTTAGTTATTTTACTAGTCTCCTGAGCTAAAGCCATTTTCTTCTGCTGAGATTCTAATAGCTGAGATGTGCGTTGAAAACCTTCTTTCTTTTGAGCTGCTGCTATAGACTGTGCTTGATACGCTGCTTGTTGTTTAGCTTGTCTTCTTTGTCCTGCATATCCTGCGATAGATGAACCTGCTCCTAGTAACGTACTAGCTCCAACCATTCCCATTGCTGTCGCACTTCCTGTTGCACCTAAAGCTGATCCTACTGCTATTGATATTGGGTCACACATATTATTTCCTCTCTATCTTAAATGACTTATAACCAGGGATATTGCAATCCTCAAAACTAGCACCCAACCATTTTAACCATCTCATACTTAGTGTGTTAGCTTCCATGATATAGTTTGTTAAGTAGTCGAAGTCTCCCATCAAGTCATCTATCCACATCTGTGATTCCTTAACAAACTTCTTCTTTATCTTATAAAAGTTTCTCGTACCTAGCAACCAACAAATCCCGATGTTCCCTCTAGGACTCACTCCGAAGCAAGCTAGCAATCCGTCTTGATCTGTCTTGACGCTATAGCATTTACTACTTGATTCAAAAGATCCGTACACAGCATCTCTAGGGTGGTGCATTAGACCGATACATTCCATCATGTCCTCTTCTCGTAAGTCATCATATAACAAAGGAGCGTCTTCAAGTGCTTGTGCTTTCTCTATCTTAACCTCCATAGCGTCTACTCCTTGATATGATTGTTGATTCAAACTCAGCCGATAGTAACTTCACTGGTAAAGCACTAGAAGATTTAATTTCGATAGTGGCATCATTAGGTTGAGCTTGAACAGCAAACTTAAAGAATCCAGTCTCAGGTGTGAATTTATTAAGGGTACTGACAGAGGCTAACAAACTTGGGTTGTAGGTGTAAGTGTATGTATCTCTGAACTTAGGTGTGACTTCCACATTAAAGTGTCCTGTCTCTGAGTATTCAATACTACCGTTACGAATTGTTTGATAAGTATAATCAGAAGCAGATCGTCCACCTCTCTCTGTAGGTTGCTTTAAGTTCTGCTTAGAGAACCTGTATAACATATCGTACTCGTATCCAATGAAGTAATCATACACACTTAAATACTCGTAACCTTCCTTGCTCCATACAGGTGCTGAATCCACTTCTACAGTAGGTTGCCAATAGTTAGTATCTGTAGGGAGTATCGATGCGGAGGAGGTATGTCCTTCAACACACTTATAAAGTGAACCGCTATAGTTAACATAATTAGCTAACTTACCATCAATTAAAATCTCGATTTCATTAACAGAGTGACGTGTTACTGTTTTCCTTGTTCCGTTCTTAGAGTAAATAGCCATGCCTTCTTTAAACAAAAAGCTATTCCTAAACCTCATGTAAGTAACATCAGTATGATTAGTTCCGTTAAAGCTTTGAGGTGTCGTACTACTCAGCTTAGTATAGTTTATACTTTGTATATAATTAGTACTGCTGCTTTGTATTCTACCGTCTAACAATAAAGCATAGTCTCTACCTGTTTCTGCTAATCCATTCTCCATTGGTATCTTCTCTAAGTAAGTACCGTCACTGTCTGTGGTAATGATATGCAAAGTAGATTCAATAAACTTAAAAGCTCTGACTTCTCTAGCAAAAGTAAAGGACATCCAGGAACTCTGTATCTTCTCTCTGCCTTGCCAAAAGTACTTATATACAAACAACTTCTTATAGTCGCTGTCGGATTGTATGATAATCATGTTCTCTGATGAACTACCTTCCATCCTTACGATGTTAGAAGGGATGTACTTATTAACTTGTTCTGTTATCTCAGCTGCTCCGTAGGTCTCTGTGTTGTTATCAACAGTGTACTCTAACAATCCTTCAAAGCTATTCCTTTTAAAGTTAAAGTATATATGACTACTCAATGCTAACGGTCTAATGCTTTCCGACACATCGTACTCAGTAACTGGAGAGATCGTAACTGTCTTAGGTGTTAACAAGTCTGCACCTCTTAATACAAACTGTGTCTTAGCAGAGAATAACATTAGCTTCTCTTGGAACGCTTGTGCGTATTTAAGTAAGCTTATCTTAGTGTGTGATATTCCTACATCTATAGGAGCAGAGTCAAGTAACGACTGTGTTGTGGTCCTGAAGAAATTAAAGTATTCATCTGCTTCTGAGAACACTACTGAGTCATTAGTAAGGAATCCTAGTCTGTTCTTAAAGAAGAAGATGTCATTGATCTTACCGTCAACAAAAGAAGGGAATGGATTAGTGTCATCATCACCTGCTGTCCTAGGACCCCAATCAACAACTTTTAAAGTAAAGCTTGTTATCTTACCTGTTGTTTGGTCAGGAAATAGTTGGACAGGCATTGTGTCTTTATCTATGAGAGTATCAATACCTGTAACAACTCCTTTATCAGTTCCATCTTGAAACCAACCAGGCTCTTCTACCCAACTACCTTCTCCAAATGCTTCATTATCTTTACTCTTAAACCTTACATAGTAATCATCTTGCTCTAGGTCTGTGTCTCCTATTATCTTAACTCGGAAATCATTAAAACAAGATTTAGGAAGATCAGTAATATTATCTACTTCTTTATAAATAACACCTAATCCTTGGTCAGCTAAACCATCTGAAACTCTAAGTCTAAAGTCTGTGTCTGATGATATTTTTATAACACTTCCGTTCCTCTCTGTAGTAAATTTTGTAGTAGTACCTGCGACAGTAGCAGAGTCTATAGTAGGCATTATAACACCTGGAGTTAAATAGTTTAGGTCTCCTGAATTAATTGACGTGCCTCTCTTGTACGAATGAGACATTCTCCACCTTACAGTTATTAACATTCCAGATTGTGTTCCTGGGTTATAAGCAGCAGTAGAAACAGAGCTATCATAACCAGTGCCTTTTTGCGTTAAAGTAGAACCAGTGACTACACCGTTAACAACAGTTAAAGTCCCACCTGCACCTGCTCCTATCTTTACTCCTGAGTCAAATTGGTCTACATGAAATGTAGTTGTAGCATTGTAGTAGTATCTGAGGTTAGATGGTCCACCTAAACCTGATCCTCCCGATAAAGCAAAAACTTCTAAAGTACCTGCACCGTTTATATAAGTGTCTAAACAATCGGTAAGGTCTCTTGCTATAAACTCCGTGTCAGCGTGTGCTCCTTTAGGTTCTTTATCTGCTGGTCCACTAATGTAAGTAGCAGGTTGAACACCTGAGTTACCGTGTGATGTGTTGGTATAGTCATGGTAATCGTCAGTTGAAGTGCCTTGTAAAGCTGTTGCTAAAGGGACTAACAGTCCATCCAAGTAAATGCTATAAGCTTTCTCATAGTCTCCTAGTTTAACAAATATTAAAGCATCTTTCTCTAACGGCTTGGTCTTTAACTCAACGTCTGCTACTTTATCTACCGTCTTAGTTTTGTTAACAATAAAGGTAGAGTCTGCTATAGTTAAAGCTGTAAGGTCCGTAAGAGGATTAGAAACAGAGACATAAGTACCAGCGGTAGCATCTTCAATAGTAATACTCATATCACCAGCATTAATGTTATCGACTGTTAAGTCTCTTGCTTTTAATCCGTTAACAGAGTCATAGGTAATAACATATTTATTCTGTTCATCTCTATCTACATAGTGACTAAATAAATCAGAGCTAACATTAGCACCTAAGTCAGTATCATATAAGAACCTACTGTTAGGTCTTTTTACTAGACCTTCTACTACAGTTGACCAAGCATTAACTTGTTCATCACACTGTCCAGGGTATCTTAAATTGTCAGGCTGTTGTGATACACCTTGGGCAAGGTTAGGAATACTGGTGTTAAGCAGTGGCATCTCTATCGATCAAGTACTCGTAATACGCTATAGTTATCGAAGATAGTTCTATCTGCATTCTCAGAGTCACTCTCGATAGCTCTAGCTTTAGCTTCGATCTCATCTCTTAAAGCAAACCCTTCTATCTCTCTACTACCTAAGAACCTAGCAGCAAAGATGCGAGCTGATTTAACAGCAATGTAATGTCTAAATTGTTCAGGTAGTTCTTCGAAGTCTAACTCAAAAGTAATAATAGCCTTTAAGTCTTTAGTCCAAGTATCCCTGTGGTTTTTCCTGTCGTATAGTTTAAGACCTCGTTGTACAGGATCAGAGTCCGTGTATATCTCAGGGTCTAAGTCTACCTTTAAAGTGTTAACAGGAAGAGTAATCCTACTTGTAACAGAATCAGGAACAAGTGGGTAATCATACTCTGTGTTGAAATGCCATCCTTCTGATTGGAGGGCTTTGCTGGTTTCTTCTAACGCATGGACTGCCTGTGTAACGGTTACAGGAACACTAGTTCCACTTAAAGTATTAACAGGTGACTCTCCTATTACAGAGATCATTATGTTTACCGCTTCTAGTTTAGTAGTCAGTGCCATCGCTTTTCTTTATAAATAAAAATATCGGTGGAGGGTGCGGAACGAATCACAGACCACCCAACACCGAAGAGAGAACTATTTCTGTAATTCGATAGCACACTCAGGACGGAGAACTCCGTGACCCATAGCATACTTAGCAACAAAAAGTGTTCCTTGACGCTCAATTTGATATTCGCTTTCAGTAGCAAGATCAAGAAGCTTAACTGTTCCTACAGCAGCAGAGTGAGCAACAACACCTAAAGTGTTTACGAAGTTACCATTGTAACCTGCTCCGTTTGCACCGAAGACATCATTGTTAGAAGCACCGTCTCCAGTAACAACAGCTGATAAATCAGTCGAAGGGATGTGATTACTTTTGTAGATCGTGATACCTGCAACTTGAGGAATCGATCCTGAAGCAATACTTCCTACTCCTCCAACGTCTTTATTGACAGCCGAAGTAGAGATAGCCAACGCACCAGCACCGCCAGTGATTAACTTGTAATACTCTTGAGGACGAAGTACGCAGAAACGTCCGTCACTAGGTACGTCGTTTTCGTCTAGCTTCTGAGCAGCAGTGAATAAAGCAGCAACAAGTTCTGCTCCTGTTGGATCAGTGTTGTCAGCATCATCAGTTGAGTCAGCTCCGTCTCCCATTGCGTTAGCAGAAACGTCGAGGATTCCTCCGACTTTACCACCAGTAACAGCAGCAGCTGAACGAGCAGAAGCGATGAATACTTTAGCAATAGCTTCGTCGAAACGTTTAGCAAGAGCCTTACCCAATTCGTTAGCGTAAACGCTGCGGATGTCGTAGTGATTCTTTACGTCGTCGATGTTAGCCAAGAAGGTAGAAGCAAGTAACATCTTATCGATGGTGATTACTTTCTCTGCTTTCTTGATGTCGCTCAAGTATGAGTTTCCACCGTCAGCGATGTTTTCGCCAGGTGTGTGGTAGTCAGCGGAAGCTACGCCAGTTACTGGGAACTGAGCTGATTTACCGTTTTCGATTGTGCGAACAGTATGTAGTGGTTTGAAAATGTTTGACTCCTCAAAGGTCTGCAAGATTTCTCCGCTGAACTTTTTAAGAAACAAAGCATCTACGTTACCAGCACTATTAACTTGTCCTACACGTGAGGGGGATGTATCTCCATTAGCCATGATATATTATCTCCTTATGTATTTTGTTATTAATGTTTATGTATTTGTTTTGCGACTTTCGTTTGAACCTTTGATCGAGATTGTCCACCGCAGTGGGTCTTGACATTAGTGCTACTAATTGTCTGTTAAAGTAAGTTAAGTATTATAATTCCACTTAAACATAGAACAGTCAAGACAATAGCCTTCTCCTTCTTGTTCAAGTTGTTATAAATTCTTCTTAGTCTTTTTAATTGATTTATCATTATTGTTAGATTTTTTCTGTACATATCTAGTATAGATTATCGGTATGATGTTCCAAAGTATTACACCCATTAGGCATAGTTTCAAGAAACCATATACTTCATCTAACATAGAATCAAAGAATCCATCGTCCATCTTCTCATTTAATTGTTGTTGTACAAGTTCCTGTACATCTCCTTCGGATATAGCTTTAACTTTGTTAGCTAATCCTTTGTTCTCCTCCATTAACTTAGCACCCTCTCCTAGTCCCCATCCAAGGGCAGCACCACCAGCAGCAGGACCAGGACCACCAAGACTACCAACAGTTGCTCCACCTACACTACCTATTAACGGATAAAAAGAAGCCTTGGAACATCCACCCAAAAGAACCAGAACCAACACTGGCAAGAAAAAAGATGGAGTCCAAGGCTTCATATATGAACCAACCAAATAAAATTATAGGTAATTCTGACTTGCTGCAATGCGTCTGTCAATCTCTTCGTGATAACTTTTATCACCACTCTTGTATCGAGGATCAGACATTGCTCTTGCAAGTTCTTGGTTAGATTTAAAAGGCATTGATGATGAACCACTTACAGCACCTTGTACCAGCTTAGGAGTAACTCCGTTCTCTGCTTTGTATTGTGCATATAATCCTTTAGTAGCCAGTCTTGCTTGGTCAACTGTACCGTTCTGTACAATATCATCGAAAGTATTTACCTCTTCAGGAGATAAGTTATTAGCTGCCCACTCTGCCATTTGATCCCAGTTACCATCAGCAGCTGCTTTGATATTGCTTTCTTCTTGTTGAGCATTCGTTTCTTTTTGTTGTTGAAGTGCTAAACCTCCTGCTATGTATTGGTCAATGAAGTTTTTAGGGATACCAGCTTCAACAAGTTTCTCGTAAGATTCTTCAGGTAACTCGTTATTGTTTTCCTGAAATACATCATTAGCTTCATTAAGCAGTTTACTAAGATCATTACCTTCCTCCTGAGTGTCATCTTGTTCATCTGTTGATTGCTCTTCTTCTTGTTGTACTTCTTCTTGTTCCTGTTCATTATTAGCCCCTGCTCCCATCTTCTTCTCAAGTTCACTATAGGCATTAGCCATATCTTCAGCGTTCTTAAACTTTTCGGGTAACCATTCAGGTCTGTCTGTTTGTTCTTCAGGTACTGCCTCAACAGCTTCTTCTGACTCAGGGTCAATCTCCTGTGGTGCTTTCTCATTTATCTCTACTCGGTGTAATTCTGCCATATCTCTCTACTCTTCTTGTGGTTGTTGTTGTTGACTACTCATGTACTGCTCTTGTGCAGCATTGATAGCAGGTGCTACAGCAGGTCCACCCAACTTCATCATCATCTCTTGTTGTTGGGCTTGCTGCATAGCTTGTTGAATTTCTTCGTCTGATTTAATTAGTCCTTCAGTCTCAATACCTAACGCTGTAGCTCTTCTCTTGAAGTAATCAGATACATTAACATATTGTGCAACTGCTTGAGGACCAACGATTTGATTAGCCCCTGCAAGGAATAGATCAAGCTTCTGTAAATCATTACCTCGTCCTAGTGCTTCAACACCAGTAACAATAGTAGGTTTAACAATGTCTTTAGGTAGCTTAGGAAGTCTTCCTTCTTTACTCATCCTTGCCATTAACCTAGTAACGACAGGCATTTGAAACTCTTGCGACAGTAAGGAATAAAGACCACCAAGTGCAGCTTCTAACTCCTGAGATAACATTCGTATCTCCTCTGCTGTTACTCGTTCTGCATCTCTGACTACACCACTGTTAAGTAAGAAGGCTTGAGACAATCTGTCACTGATTCCATTCATTACTCCTTGTGCAGTACGGAAGTCATTGAACTTGTTAAGTTGTAGAACAGATACATCTCCATCACTACCTTGTACAATTGCACCGTTAGGAGATTCAGATAAAGTCTTAGCCCTGGTTGTACCGTTAGGATTAACCATGAACAATACCTTAGCTGCTGCTGCACTACCTTCGACTATCGCTTTTGTTAACGACTCTAAAGATTTAAGATCACCAATGTACTCCTCTACAAATCCTCGTCCGTAGTCTTCACCGTCTATCCTTGTATAACGAAGAGGTAGGAAGGGAGTCTTCTC